CCCGGCCTCGTAGGATCAAGCGCGTCCACATGGCGCCAGAGGACGCCCCGGTGTAGCCCAGCACCTTTCGGCGCAATCGGGGCATAGGAGATGACCGTGTGGCCAGCCTCGGCCAGACGCCAGGCCATCTCACAGTGCATGGTTTCCGAGCCGCCGATCCCCGGACTATCGGGGGAGCCCGGCCCCCACGATTCAAAATGCCTGGGTGAAACCAGATGAAAGATCGCCACTCACACCCCCGGCGTAAAGTCGACCAGGGCGTCATAGGTGACATCGTCAGTCCCGGATTTGGTGAGGGCCACGCGCCCAAAGGTGAGGCTTTGCATATCCGGCACCACGCCCTGGAGGAGAAACGTCTGATCACGCCCGGTGCGCCCGGCGACCGCCTGCGCGATCGTCCGAAGCTGCGAGGTAAAGCCCGAATCATAGGCCACTTGCAACTCGTAGGTTGGCCCTACGGTGCCCGAGCCCGAGGTGAAGTTCTTTTGCCGAATGACCGCCCGGCCAAACGCAATGCCTGAGGGCGCTTGCATGACCGGAGAGGTCGAGACGTTTTGATCGGCCATCTCAAAGTGGTAGCCAATCGTGGGTGGCTGGATCGAGCCGGTCCCTACGCCTACCTGGAAGGGACCCAGTTTCGCCTTGGCCCAGTCGCCGAGTGAAAATGCCATCGTGTTACTCCTTTAGCTCCAGAGGGAGTTGCTTGTTGTGCTCACGCCGTAAACGCCTGGAACGAAGACTTGCAGCAGACATGCAGGTTTTGCAGCGGCGCATCCCTTTGACCCAGCGCTCGTTACCCTCTGCCCAGGCATGGCCATTGGCACAGTGTGTGTCTGAGGCCATAACACGCTCAGGAGCGCCCTTGGCCCGATTCCGTTCCAGCGTGCGATCGGCATGGCAGCGCCGGCATTCCCTGGCCCCGTTTCCCGGGTAGATATAGGTGTTGTCGTCATCGAACGGATGACCATTGGGACAATGGGTCTTTTGAGCATTACCCCAACTTGCATTCCCTGGGGCTCGTTCCATGTTGACCTGTTTCGTAACGGCTTCGAGATGCTCGTCATTGACGCATCGAGTGTTGTGGCACTTATGGTCAATTTCGAGGCCTGCTGGCACCGGGCCATGCACTCGCTCATAGGCATAGCGATGCGCCATCCCCAGACGCTGATTCCAATAGAAGCGACCATAGGGCAGCCCCCTATGCTTGCCGAACTCTGGCCTGCTCCATCCAATCGCCCCAACCCACTCCAGACACCCATTGGCCCGCCACTCCACCTTTTCCCAGAAACGCTGCTCTGTCGTCTTCGTCGTCATATCTCTCTCCTATGGTTGATTGCCTCAGGAGAGAGTAACCCAAATATGTCTATATATCAATACAATAATGCATTAGTAAATCATGCATTATTGATCCCGAACACCCTCTGGTGATGGCGTAAGCTCAAGAACTGGAGCTGCCATAGTAGGTATATACGGCTAATAGCTACGAACTGGTATGTGGGTTGGATGAAAGGATCTATGCGGAAGTGCATGTTAGGATGGAACACAGGCCGTAGGTACTTCTCTGTAAAAAATTGCATCTCTCCGGCCGGAACAAATTGGTCGTGGAGCACGACAGCACGGTTAAACATCAGGTTACGGAAGCCGCCCCGCGTGGTTTCTTCGTCTTCAATGAAGCGCTGGTTATTGACCAGGGTGCCCCAGTAGGCATTCCAGCCGGCCTGCGTCGTGGTAATGAGCGTCGGTTCTTCGTTGCCGAAAGAGCAGCGCCCGTACTCCTGCTGCATGCCGGCGGTGGTGACGAGCGAGTTGCCTCCCGATTGCCAGATCGTATCAGCATCGGCATCCGTAGGGCCATTGCCGCCGCCACAGCGCCACACAAAGCCGGTGGAGGTGTTGTTTTGGATCGTAATGCCGGCATAGGTGCCCGACGCCGCGAGCGCCAGGGGAACACCGTCCACGTCGATGGCGGTATTTTGCGGCGCGGTCCGCTGGATGGCGCGGTTGAGCTTCATGAGCATCGAGCCAAAAGAGATTTCTTCTTTGACTCGGACGAGGTTCACCACCCCGGCCGGTCCCTGGTTTAACACCGCGTCGATCACCGGAATGGCGATCAGCTGCTGGTAGGCTCGCCACTGGAGTTCGGCCGGTTGCGCCGAATCGGTGACATCGGTGGAGAGCATTTGAGTGCCCCAGACACTCATGTTAGCGTGCAGGCTCTTTATCCCGCACTTCACCGTCTTTCGAGCGGTGGTCAGACAATGTCATCTGCCGTATCCCAGGTCGGGAATAGTGGCAGTCGGGGACTCGTGGGCAGATTATTCTTGGGAGTCACTGCCTTGTCGTTACGGTGCTCTAGCGACCTGAGCCCTGCTAGAGTTACCTCGGCGTCTGCCTGGGAAGGTTCTTTCATGGCTTTGAGCTGCAGCGCGGCATATTTCAGCACTTCCGTATTCGTTCCATGTGCATCATGCCCACGAGCTTTCAGAGCAATGAGCATAATGTCGGCCTGTTCCCCTTTGGCCACCAGATAGGGACGCATAGCCTCAAGCCAGGCAATAATGCGTGGCCGCGATTGCACCGTGATGGCGTAACATACACGGCGATTACCACGCCTGGTCATGTCGGAACGAATATAGGGACGCTTACCCGTGAGATGCGTCACAATCTCCGCAGCTTTGCGAATGAGCGGCGCATCAGCATTGGCGATGACCACGAAGTAATCCCATCCACTCCGCTTGCCATGAATGATCCTGGGATAGAGACCAATACAGCCCTCACCATCGAACACCCCGGCAAGCCATGCAATATCCAGGTCAGTCGCCATCTCATAAGCCCTCGTTGTGTTATCGTTCACTGCTCACCTGTGCAGCTATTATAGCACAACTTTTCCTAACCTTCCTGTAGCCTTTCACCGATTTTCCCCGATTTAAGGTGCGCTCGTGGGGCCTTTAGTTTAACGCACCGCCTGTTAATTCTTCCTGGTTCACAACGGTCCAGACCAGCGCGCCGCCGTGAAAGCGCCTTCCCAGCCGCGTGAGCCGCCACAACAGCGGCGACGGCTTAAAGACCGCATCGACCAGTTGTGGCTGGAAATACTTGGTGGTAACACCGTTTGCCGTATTAACAAGTGTAATAGGAGGTTGTGATAGCTGACTACCTATCCCACCAGCTGCCATAGTCGTATCCTTTCAGTTACGCAGCCGAGGGCTGCCAGAGACGGAGAATCTCGGGGTCCTGGAGCGCGGCAATTTCGGATTCATCAATGGTTTTGAATCCGGGTTCTGGGATCTGCAGCGTATGGGGGGGTCCGTAGGGGGCATAGGGTACCGCCGGCGCCAGGGCCGCTACCTCGCTCCTGGCTTTGTCGAGGGCCTGGGCCTCAGCCACCTCCCGGGCTTTCGCCAGGTCCCGGTCATAGTTCATGGCCCGGGCTGCTAAGACCGGATCGGTAATCTTGTGCTCGGCCCGGAAGCGGTTGAGCGCGTCAATATCTAAGGCCGGATCGGCCTGCTTCATTTGCCCCATCATGATGAGTTGCGGCAGGGCCTGCCACATCTGGCCATTTTGCTCGGCGAGCTTTTCGAGCTTCTGAATCGACCGGGCGTTTTCCTGCGCCAGCCGGATGGCTTCGAGGCCTTGCTGGTGCAGCGGGTTTAAAATGGGATCGGCCGTAAAGTCGACAGGGGGCGCAGCACCCGCAGGCTGCTGCGGCTGCGGGTGCTGCGGCAAGGCCTGGAGCATCTGCGCCAGGTGGCCTTCTAAGACTCGTTTCTCGTCCGCGTAGACGCCAGCGCGGGTGCGCCAGTTGTCCGCTTCCGTTCGGGGGACAAAGGCCTGGCGCAGTTCGCCCAGGCGCACATTGCCGCGGCCTTCGCCCATATCAATCAGCATCGTATCGGGAAAGCGGGCCGTATCCCGCACCACCTCATTCCAGTTGAGATCCGCCATAGGGCGTCCTTTCTACGCAGCCATGCCAAGGCCAGCGCCACCCATGGGGAAGCCACTGGTCGGCATCCCTGGGGCCGGAGGCTGGAGCATATCGACCGGCATGCCGCCCAGCGTATCCATGGCCTGATCGACATCGAGGAGCGCTGCAGAGCATTCTTTGGCTGCCTGGGGCGAGCGGGAGTAGCACGAATTGAGGGCGACGCCGATCACTTCCCGGGCAATTTTTAAGGCCGCCATTTCCTTGTAGGGCGACGGCATCTTGGCCAGCGTGAGGAGTATGGTGCCGACATCAGGCTGCGAGGGCATGCCCTGGGGCTCCGCGCCCATGCCAGGAGGCAGACCGCCCATGCCAGGAGGGAGAGACCCCATGCCAGGCGGCAGACCTCCTGCAGGCGGCGGCGCTCCGAGTGGGGGGCCACCCGGAAACGCGCCTGCGGGCGCACCTTGCCCCCTGGCCAGCGCCTGTTGTAAGAGCTGGACAATCGGGGGTGTGGTCGCCACTAGCGATTCCCCTTATCGGGAAACTCGGCTTTCCAGTCGTTCACCATGTCGCCCGAGCCACTCGACATCGGCTTACACTGGCTCTGACCGTTGGGCGAGAGGACACCCAGGGGATCGGCCGGCATGCCGCAGGTCCACGAATCGATTTTGGCGTGCTCAACGCCGGGCTCCCACAGCGGAGTGACAAACGTAATCTCTGCCATCACAGTCCCCTTTTACATGCGCTTGCCGCCACGGGACGATTTACGCCCGCGCCGGCCGCGATTCTGAGTGTATCTGTCAGGTCCACACATAGGTGTGCTCCTCCGGAGAAAGACCGTGCTCACAACCGTCTGTGCTGGATTATGGAGGAGAGAAGGCGTGCCAGTCTATTGACAGACATCAAAAAGAGCTAGTAAGCTAGCAAAAGATGGGCAATAAAAGCTAGGAAGCTAGCAAAAGAAGGGGGATGGCATGCGCGACAGAGCTATGGCACAGATTAACGCCACAATTCCTCGTGATCTCAAAGTCCAGCTCTTTGTCATACTCGCGGCACGCAACCTGAAATTTACGACATGGCTCATGCAGCAGATGCACAAAGAAGTGCGGGAGCATCTGCGGCGTGCAGTTGCTCCCATGCAGCTTCGGGACTAGGAGGATTCGTGTCGGCCTTGTAAGGTGGTCTCGATCCCACGACGCAAGGCCGCATCGCGCTCGTCTTTGCCCTGGGTTTCTAAGGTCTGCATCGCCTCTCTGGTCAGGTGATAGCTGGCCGCGCCCTCGCCAGGCTTGCCGCCCTCAATGAGATAGGCGCTCGAACCATCGGCGCCCCGGACTTCCGAAATACGCACCACTTCCGCGTCTCTGCTCACCGCCTGCCTCCTCGGTTTTGACGCTGGGCTTCGGCCGCCTGGGCCTGGAGCTTCAGCGCGTCCTGGTTATGGGCCGCAATCTGTTCGCCGCCCGGGAACTCCAAGATCTCGTACAGGTCCTTATCGGACGCCATGCGGCCAATGCGGGCCAGCATGATCGCCAGGCGCTTCACCATAGTTTTGGACTGGATGGCGAACGAGGTGGGGTCCACATGTGCCGCGTACTGCTCCCAGTCCCGCAAGGGCTCCCAGAGGACCGGATGCCACTGCGCGCCGTGCATAAATGGCATGACCCTGGTATGGGTATAAAATTGCCCCATGCGGGCTAAGACTTTCGACACCAGGCGGGACACCCCCTTATAGAGATAGCGGGCCCTAAGACGTGTGAGCCCCATGGCCTGGCTAATTTCTGTTTCGGTCAGTTCTGCAGAGACGTTGCCGCGCCCCTGCACCCCTTCGCGGGTCGGCTGATGGCCTAAGAGTTCCCGCATGTAGGAGCGATAGCGCGATCCTGCCAGGATGAGATCGGGCGGGAGCGGCGGGGGGCGGACAATCTCGACCTGGCTTCCAGGCCGCTTGAGAATGACCTGTCCCGGAATGTCGGCAAAGGTGCGCGTGTCGATCCCCGAGTTGGCGTCAGCCAGGACCAGGCCTTTTTGGAGACGCAGCATGTTTTCTAAGGTGAGCGATTCCGCCTTATCGGCTGCACGCTGGAGTTCCAGGAGTTCTGCGACGAGCGAGCGCTTGGGCCAGAAGCGATGCACCGGGGGTTGGAGGAGGACCTGAATGAGATCAAAGCCGTCGCCGTAGGGCATCGGGTTATCAAAGAGGACCACATCGCTGGTACACTGGACAAGACGCCCCTGCGGGTATTTATAGCGCACGCCGCGTCGGAGCTGCCGGACCCCTTCTGTGTTAAAGTGCTCATAGGGATAGGCTTCGAGGGTCGTGTCCTTACAGCGCAGACTGTAGACCGTGACGCGGGTATCCATCCCCTGCGTGGGCATAGGCGAGGAGATGGGATAGAGCGGCGTCAAAATCCCTAAGCCGGACGGGCGCCCAGGGCCGGTCTGGAAGGGTTGGAGGTCTTGCGGCTGCGCCACATCGGGCCGCACGCGTGGGCCCTGATCGGGCCACTTCTGGCGCACCTCGTTCACATCCATGACGTCGACGGTCACCACGTAGCGCCAGTCCTCATCCGAGGTCGCAAAGGGATCGGGAAAGACGGTCTGCGGCGCCCGCGAGCGCACCACAATTTCTCCCTGCCCTCCGGCAAGGAGCGGGTCCCAGGGCACTTCAAAGAAGCCGCACGGCCAGATAGCCGCATCGGCACACACGTCGAGGATCGTTAAATCCACAAAGTAGCGCTGCCAGAAGGCCTGGATGGCGCGCTCCACGTCCTCGTCACGCTTGTCCGTGCGCGGGTTGGCGGTCACATAGACCGTGGGCGAATTGTCGGTGAGATCCGAGAGTTCGGAGAGAATGAGCCGCTTCATCTCGTTAATCTGGATCGGGCTCTTGTACGAGGGCAGGGCTTCTGGCCAGTAACTCCCCCAGTAGCCACTCTCCCAGTCCGTCCACTCGGTCTGCGTAATCACTTTCTGCCGGGCATTGAGCGCATCCAGATAGAGCCCCTGCACCCACTGACACAGCAGCTGCTCGCCCTGGCGCTGCGATCCGGGCATGGGGCGCTCGTCGTGCGTCCCGTTCGCACCGTTCGTGGGCATGCGGAGAATCTGGGTGGCTGTGGCCATGCCTCACGCCCTCAGAGAGGCAGAACGTCTTTTCCCCTTACTGCGCACTCCGGCGCCACGGCGCTGCTTCACGCGTTGCACCTCGGGCTGCGCCATCTCGTCTTCTTCGTGCTGGGCCAGCCGTTTGGCCATGCGGCCGACGGTCCTCGCACCTGCTTTTGCTTCGGCGTCAGAGATCATCGTCTGCTCCTTCGTGAGGCATTCTTCCTGGCAGTACGCCTCCCGGCTGCGAGCATGCCGGTGGCGAAATTGGCCTGCTTCTTCGCTTTGGCCCCGTAGTCCCCGCGTTTGGCGGCAGCCATTTTGGAGGCCGGGATACGCTCGCCCTCAGGGGTGCCCACCGAGCGGTGCAAACCGCCCTTCTCGAACGACACGGGCTTTTTGCCCTTGGATCGAATGGTGGTGCGTTTAGCCATACACCATCTCCGGTGTCACATTCCAGTAGTCGTCCCATTCCTGGCCGGGGTATGGTATGGACTCAGGTGCTGGTGTGGGCTCAGGTGGAGGAGAGGCCTTGCGCTCGAGCCAGGCCATAAACTGATCACGCGGGAGACGAATGGATTTCCCAAAGTGGACGACGGGACACCCGGGCTCCTTGAGAAGCGTATAGGCAGTGACTTTCCCAATGCCGAGGAGCTGTTGCACATGCTTTGCGGTCAAAAGCAGAGGCAACTCGCTCACCTGCATGATGGTGGCTGGACGCATGGGACCTCCTTCGCGGTCATGCTGCCGCTCCCTGGTTCATGTAAAACTGCAGGGGATCATCCCCGCCCGCAATGGGATACGGGCGGTCGTTCCCCAGCATCGGATTACTCATCTGCGAGCCGCCGTAGGCCTGTTTGTAGCCGAGGGCGCAGGCGTTGGAGCAGACGAGGTGAATGGAGCCAGCGCGGCCGGCATCGCCTAACACCTGCCGCATGGTAATGGGGCGGTCGTTCACCATCACCCATTCGTGGACCGATTCGCACATCATGCAGACCCAGTGAAACTGATTATGCTGGGTACAGCGGGCGCAGGCGCAGGCGGAATCAGGGCGCAGGCGAGCGCGCTGCATGCCGGGGACCATGAGGGAGCCGTCTCTCCGCTGTTCAATGAGGCCCGTTGAGACAAAACTCTGGAGGAGTTGGGCGAGCTGGCGGGTCTGTTCGAGGGGGTCAAAGGGCTTCAGCTCGGGATCACGCACCATGCCGGAGGTGCGCGCCGGTTGCGGCTCGTCGTCGTCTTCCTGGACGGGTTGCGCCTCAGGATCGGGAGGAATCTCGTCCGGAGGCGCCTCCGCGGGCTCCGCCGCCGGCTCTTCCCCCAGGCTCGGGTGTGCGGGGCGGCGCCCCAGGTACAAATCAGACAGGGTGGTCTCTTTACTGCGTGGTTGGGCCATCGCCTTTCCCCCTGAAGGTTGCCGTGCCCGGGCCAAAGCCCACGCCACGGCGCTGGGAGCCCGGTGCGGTTCCCTGGCCCACCGTGCCACCCGTCTTGTCTTTGGTGACGTGCCGGTAGCTCCCACAGGTTGGACATTCAAAATCGTTGCCCGTGGGCTGTTCGCGCATGTGGCGCATGGTGACGCGGCCACGTCCGTGTTCTTCGCAGATGAGGCAAATGATCGTCACTGCCATAGCGACACTCCTTCTGGGGTGTGAGAGTACATGAGGCGGGTGTGTCCGTCAATCACCGACGTATGGGGAAAGGCCAGGTGGGTCTGGGAGAGTGGGAATCCCGCGTTACCATGCGAGCATCTCCGTGGGGGCGTGGGCGCCCGTCTCCCCGTAGGCACTGAGAATGTCTGAGAGCACCGTGGCATCGCGGTCGAGGGGATCGAGGGTATGCTCCACGCCGGCCTGGGCAAAGGGAAAGGGAGGAGAGGCGTGGAGGGGGACGCCGCGTTTCACCACGTAGTTTTCTGAGCGCGACATGAGGGCGATCCCAAAGGCAAAGAGGAGATCATCGTGGCCCGCCAGGGCTTCCAGTTTGCCCGAATCCGATTCGCCAAAGGCTCTGAGTTGGCGCACTAAGGCCCGCGAATGGAGGGTCACCCCCTTTTCGAGGACGACTTCCTGAATGCGGGCAATCATGCGCGGGCGGGTGCGGGCGTTCGTTTCCCAGCCATAGAGGACGGGTTGCCCCTGCCTGATGCGGTCTGGCGTACTCCACCTGTGCAAATTGGGATAGTTGTACTGATCGCGCAAATAGACGATCAGTTCTCTGCCGCCACCGCCGCCCGAGGCCTGCACTTCCGGGGCAATGAGGGCGGTATTGTAGGCCCGGCCAAGGAGCGCCAGATCGCGGGCGAACAGATGGGGCGGCGCGGCGTGATCGTATTCCGCCACCTGCTCGAGCGTCCCCATATCCAGCACTTCCGCCGCCGAGCGCGAATGTTCCTGCGCCCCCTGATCCTGAATCCCCATCGAGCTATCGGCCCCCACCACGTACTCCCTGCCGGGAAGCGGCGGGCGAAAGACCCTGAGGGGACCTCTGGCGTCGTCAAGAAAGCGCACCCGCCCGCGGTGCTCAATCAAGCGCCCTCTGCGGCCCGGCTCAATCAAGGGCTCGACCCAGACCAGATCGCGTTCTCTAAAAAACGGCAGCCCCGACATGAGAAAGGCCATCTCCGGTGTGGAAGGATATTCCTGATTAAACTTATCCACACTATTCTGGCAGCGGTCAGCGATCACACGGCGCCGCCACCGCAGCTGTCCGGGGGTTAAGGCGAGATCGTTCATGAGGGCTTCTTCCTCGCCATCCATATCGTCTAAGGGCTCTTGCAGGCGCGAGGTATACTGCGGGAAGGTATGCCAGGGGAGAAAGACCGGGATCATCGAGGACTCACCCGCCACTGCCGCATTCCACTCGTCATAAAAGAGCCCGCCGGTATCGACCATGCCGTTGGCGGTCGATTCGTCCACTTCCACAAAAAAGGCGTCGTCCTCCTGCGGCAGGCACTGTCTGATGGCTAACAGCGCCCCGGCCTGTTTCCAGAAGGCCAACTCCGACGCATGCAGACAGGTGAGGTCCGCCGAGCGGGACGCTTCCGGCGTCCCGGCTGTGGCGAGTTCGAGCGCTGAGTGCCGAAAACGAATCGCCCGGCGCTTAATATCCGCCACGCCTTCTAAAGGCGACGAGCGCACAAAGCGCTCCGACATCTGCCAGATGCGCTCCGCCGGGGATTTGAGATGCGCCACCACCAGAGCCTGTGTATAGTCTTGAAAGATGCATATGGCAGTCAGGAGGGCTTCGGTAAAGGTGGAGACGCCTTCACGGCGGGCTTTGAGGATAATCATCTGAATGGGGAGACCGGCGTCCAGGCGTGGGGCCACGACCTGCCAGAGTTGCTCCTGTGCGGCATTAAAGCGCAGGCGGACCAGGCGCCGATCCGGGGTTCTGACCGGCAGCCGCTCCATGAAGCGCCGATAGAGGGTCGAGCGCGAAAGCGCCATGGCCTGCTTCGGCATCTTCTAGCGCCCCCACAGGGGCTGTGTCTGCCCACGCCCTTCTCTGAGCAGCGCCTCTTCAATCTGCTTCGCCTGCGCATCGGTCACAATCCAACTCGTCCCTGGCTGAGGGGTGCTCACCTCAACCGCGAGACCAGGGGGCACCTCCCGCTGCGGCGGGCCTGTGCGCCACGCCTGGGTGAGGACGCGCCATGCCTGCGCCTCCCGCTGCATCTCCTGCAGGGTGAGGTGCATGGCCGCCATCTGGTCGGTCAGCTGCACGAGTGAGGCCGGGCCCCCCACCTCCGGCCTGGGACTCACAGGCGAGGGGGTCCCCATCCGCAAGCGCTGTACCTCCTCCGCCAGCATGCGCACCAGTTCGAGTGTTGCCGGAATAAGCTCGGACGGCTGCTCCGCCGTGACCCCCATCTGGAGGAGCCGCGCTCTGAGCGGCTCAAGCATCTTTCCCACCGCCTGGAGAAGCTCCGTCTTTTGCTGCCCCAGCAGCCCTTCCAGGTGCACCACCCGCTCTCTGAGCGGCCCCACCTCCGCCATGAGCGCCGACTCCGCCCCCACCGAACGCCTGAGCTGCGCCTCCAAGGACTGCGCCTCCCCGTTCGGCTCCATCTGTATCTCATGCCCCACCGGCAGCGTTACGACACCAGAGGCCCCTTGCGCCATCCCAAACCCCGGCGTCCCGTACCCACAATCCCCACACACCTGCCTCCCACTGTGCCACACCGCCCGACAATGCGGACACTGCCACGCCTGTAACCCCCGCTCCATCTCCCCTCCTCACGGCCCATCAAGGCGATATTTGACCACAATCTCCGCCGACCCCACCGCATCAAAAAGCCCCCCCTTCGCCGTCAGAAACACACTCGCCTGCTGCCTGTAAAGCAGCGTCCCTGGCGGTAAGTGAAAATCCTCCTGCCTCGTCCGTGTCCCCTGCGCCAGCCCTATGTCTCC